GCCGCAGGGCACCCCCGCCCCGCAGTGATCGCAACAACCCGGATGCCGCCACCATCACTGGGGCCCCCAAGGCCTACGCCAAGGGCGGCGGCGTCAAGGGCAAGGGCGCTGAGAAGCGGGGCACTCGTCCCGCAAAGTACTACTGAAAGGAAACGACATGATGAAGAAGATGATGAAGGGCAGCAAGATGGGCGACCCCAGCAAGCTGCCCACGGAGAAGTTCTCGGCTCGGGCCAAGAGGGCCACGCTGCGCGGGGATGACATGGGCACCTACAAGAAAGGTGGCATGACAAAGATGATGGGCGGCGGCATGTACAAGAAGGGTGGCATGGCGAAGATGAACAAAGGCGGCAAGTGCTGAAGCACTTGGAAAGGCTCATCGAGGAGAAGCGCAAGCAGATTGGCTTGGATCTCCTCGATGGTGCCGCTGAAAGTCATGAAAGATATATGTGGCATGTAGGCTACTCTTCTGGTATGTTGGCGGCACTCCAACTACTCAAGGAGATTGTAGATGCAGATGCCGACAGCGAAGAGCGCGGGTAACACCACTTGGTGGACCGACCCTACTATCCCGGATCCCGCCGACCTCCCTACGGTGAGGGGCTGGAGGATCCTGGTCCGCCCAATCCCCAATGCCCCCAAGACCAAGGGCGGCATCATCATTCCGGATGCAACCATCGAGACGATGGACCTCATCCGCAGCGTGGGGCAGGTGAAGGCCCTGGGTCCCATGGCCTACACGAGGGGAGACATGGGGGATCCGTGGTGCGCCGTTGGGGACTACATCCTCTATCCGCGTTACTCCGGCGCAAAGTTTTCCTACGGCGGGGTTAAGTTCCTGCTCCTCAATGACGATGAAGTGCTGGCGGTAATCCAGGATCCCGCCCGCATAAACGAGTAAGGGTATTGACATACCCCTACTTTTCAAGTATCTTGGGTATGCGTAACGCAGGATCGCAACTGTGATAGAAGAAAAAAAGGAATGGGTAGAGGTGGAAGTTGCTCCCACCTCTGAACCTCCGAAGGTCGATGCCGCCCCCATCGAAACTGCCCCGGAGGAAAAGAAGGAGCCCGAGGAAAGCAACTTCGGGAAGCGAGCCCAGAAGCGAATCCATCAGCTTGTAGGGAACGTGAAGGAACGGGACGAGGTCATTGACCGCTTGAACGCGGAACTGGCTGAGGCCCGCAAGACGGCACAGGGTGCCGAGTCTGCTGCCCACGGCGTCTACCGCAAATCCCAGGAGGAGCGGATCAAGAACGCCGAGAAGCGATACCAGGCTGCATACGATGCGGCTGACCGGGACGAACTTCTCAAGGCGCAGCATGAACTCATCGAGGCCAAGGTTGAGATCAGGGCCCTCGATGCGTGGGACAGGAACCAGAAGGAAACTCCGGCTCCAGCCCCCACGCCCTCGTCTACTTCGCAGTTGGCTTCTGCCACCAAGGCATGGATGGACAAGAATCCATGGTTTGGTCGCGGTACGGAAGCCGATCCCAAGGCTACGTCGCTGGCTGTGGCTATCTCCGACGAACTCATTGTGGAGGGTTTTGACCCGGCACAGCCCGAGTTCTACTCCGAGGTCGAAAAGCGCCTCCTGTCGGAGATGCCGCGTATGGCCACCAAGCTGGGTGGCAGGGAACCGGAACCCCCGAAGCCGGTAGTTGCCGGGCAGTCGCGCACACCCGGTAGACGCATCCGCCTCGACGAGGGCACCGTGAAGGCTTCACAGCGCCTGGGTGCCACACTTGAGGATACGGCCCGCTACATGGAGAAGATCCAGGATGCGGGAGATGGGTACGTCAATATCGATATCAAGCGCGGGAGGCGTTGATGACTATGCATATGAGCCGGGAGGATGAGTCCCGGAGTCGTGAGTGGAAGGAGCCCAACGAGCTGGATGTGCCGGAGTCCCTGACCCGGCGTCTCCAAAGCGAGGGCTTCGGTACCCGGTGGGTCCGCATCATGCTGGAGGGCAAGCCCGACCCAGTCAATGTGATGACCCGCATGCGCGAGGGCTACGAGTTCGTCCGCAAGGATGAGGCCCCCGAGTGGAAGGGTGCACCCAGCCTGGACTATGGCGAGCATGGCAACATCATCGTCATCGGGGACCTGGCGCTGGCCAAGCTTCCCCTGGATATCTCCAAGTCTCGCACGAGGCAGATGCAGGAGAGGACCAGGTCCCTTGCCGACGCCATCGATAGGCAGCTTCAGGAGAACCGGCAGCTCAACAGGGCGATGCCAATCTCCAATCGAGGTAGCAGTAGCAAGGTGTTTTCTGGTGGCCGCACCCCTACGCTAGACTGAACCAAAGGGCCGCCTGACTAGGAGTAACACATGGCTTCTACCAAGCGGCCCTTCGGCCTCCAGCCGGTGCGTATCCGTGGCGGGTCCCCGAATTCGGGCGCACTCAACACGTATCTCGTCGGCGCTTCCGCTGGTTCCTCGGATATCGGCAATGGCGACCCCGTCAAGCAGATCCCGGGCGGCCAGCTCGTCCCCGCCACGGCTGCCACGGACTATGTCCTCGGCGTCGCCAAGGGCTTCAAGTGGGTTGACCCCGTCACGAAGCGCCCGACTTGGTCGCCGTACCTTCCGGCTGGCACGTCTTCGTCTGACAGCAAGATCTATGCCTACGTGGTTGACGACGACCGCGCCACCTTCATTGTTCAGGCGGATGCCTCGGTGACGGCTGGCGATGTCGGTCTCAACTTCGAGCTGTCGGCGGTTGCTTCGGTCAACACCACGTTCGGCCAGTCGCAGGCGGTGTTGAAGGCCTCGACGCGCACGACGGCTTCGAAGATGGTCCGCCTCATCGGCCTCTACGACACGCCGGATAACGCGTTTAGCGACGCGTTCCCCATCGTCGAGGTCCGCCTGGTGCAGACCCGCGACAGCCAGGCTTCGGCCTTCTAAGGAGTAAAGACACATGGCAGCTATCACTAGGGCAAATATTGCCAAGCAGCTTCTCCCCGGCCTGAATGCCGTGTTCGGGGTGGAGTATGGCAGCGTCGACGACCAGCACCTTCCCCTGTTCGAGATCGAGAACTCGGAGAGGGCCTTCGAGGAGGAAGTCCTCTTCACCGGCTTCGGCACTGCGCCGATGAAGGAAGAGGGCGCTGCCGTCGAGTATGACAACGCGCAGGAAGCGTGGACCTCCCGCTACACCATGGAGACCATCGCCCTTGCCTTCTCGATCACGGAAGAGGCCATGGAGGACAACCTCTATGACACCTTCGCCCGTGTTCGTGCCAAGGCCCTGGCGCGCGCGATGGCCAACACGAAGCAGGTCAAGGCCGCCAACGTCTACAACAACGGCTTCAACACCTCCTTCCCGGGTGGCGACAACGTGCCACTCTTTTCGGCCTCGCACCCCACCATTGGGGCGGGCAACTTCAGCAACACGACTGCGGTTGACCTCTCCGAGACGGGCCTTGAGAATGCCCTCATTACCATCAGCCTCTTCAAGGATGATCGTAACCTTCTCATCGGCTCCAAGGGTGTGTCGCTTCATATCCCGCCGCAGCTTCAGTTCGTGGCGGAGCGTCTGCTGAAGTCGCCGGGTCGCGTCGGTACGACGGACAACGACATCAACGCCATCAAGGGCATGGGCATGCTCCCGGGTGGCTACCATGTCAACCAGCGTTTCACGGACACCAATGCCTGGTTCATCAAGACGGATGCGCCCAACGGCACGAAGATGTTCGTCCGAGTTCCGCTCCAGACGAAGATGGAGCCGGATTTCGACACGGGCAACCTTCGCTTCAAGGCCCGCGAGCGTTATGCCTTCGGGTGGTCCGATTGGCGCGGTTGGTACGGCTCCTCGGGCTCGACCTGAGTAGTCACCACATAGCAGGTGGGAGGGCTGGGGGAAACCCTGGCCCTCTTGCTTTTTGGGCCCAGCCATGTTAAACTTGCATACCACCCCGGCATTAGAATCGGGGGCATAATATTCCCCCCATTTGCACGGAGTGCACCATGTCTCGTTTTACCCGCGAAGCCTTCCCGGTTGTCGTCGTCGCCTCGGTTGGCACCAGCACCGCCGACTTCGGTATCGACACCTCGGGCAGCCTCATCCTCAACCAGATCACCAGCGCCGCGATGGCTGGCATGGGCACCTCCACGGCCCCCGCCTACCTCACGGTGAAGAACAACGCTGGCGACGTGTACTACATCCCTGTCTACACGACCATCGCGTAAGGTGAGTCATGTCTTGGACTAACATCAAGGCATCCTTCTGCAGTGTCGTATCGGCAGTGCAGG